TATCTCTTCTCTTTGTTTTATCTCTACATCATCTAACTTTCCTCCAAGTGGTCGAACTAATTTTTGAACAGATTGTTCTAAAGATCTTACAATATAACTAGCTTCTGATAAGGAAGCTCTTTGCTCACCAATCATTTTTCTTTTTGCATTGAAACCCATCGCTGTATCGTCTCCTCTTGGACGAAGTCTAGCTAATACATGTTTATCAAATGCACGAAGAATATTATTTTTATTAAATTGAAAACCTTGTTCTAGTTTTAAAGTTTCTGCAACTTTTCTACCTGTTGGAAGTTTAGTCACTGGATCTATTTCATCAACCATTCTTACAACTTCATCGGCTGATCCAGTTGATCTGGTTAACACACCTTTCAACGCAGGAACTGCTTTTGAAAAACTAAATTTTATTGCAGGCATTAAAGCTTTTTCAAACAAACCAAAACCAAGAGCTCCTTCTAAACCAAACTTAAATCTATTTTCTAGTTTTCTTATTGCATCTCTTCGACCAGACTCTCCTTGATTTTCTCTTGTTTGAGTTATTCCAAACCCCATTGCATCTCCAACTGTTCCTAAATCTTCAGTTGCTGCCGCTAGTTCTGCTCCACCAACTGCTGCCATTCTAGTTGTTGTAGGTAGCATTTTAGCAGTTCTACCCAAGGTTCCTAAATTTTTAGCTTTTACTAATGCATTAGCTCCTTTTAAAGCAATACCACCCGGCACACCAAGTTGTGTTAAAATTTCTGTTACTGACCCTGTCCATCTATCATCAGCTAAATCTTCCATGCCACTTAAAAAATCATTATCATCAAAAGCTTTTTCAACTTTTTCTGTTAATTGTGTATTTAAACCTAAGTCAACTAATGTAGTACCAAGAGTTGTAATACCTTCTGTGGCTTTACCTAATCCTGAAATAACACCTGCTCCCGCAGATTTTATAAGACCTGTTTTTTTTAATCCTATTTTTTTATAAAAAACATTTTTATCTACATTAGAGTAAAATTTACTGTGTAGTTTATCCGCTAGTTCACTATCCGATATGTCACTGTATTGAGGATATTTTTTTCTAATTTCATCTATATTCATTACATAATACCAAGTGGATCACCCGTTGTATTTGTATTTGATTCACCTTTTTTGGAAGAAGAAGGTTGTGTCTGTCCTGAAATAGCAGACCACATTCGTTCAGCCATACTTAAAGCTTGGTTTTCATCATAAACTTGCATGGTTAAAGGATCTTGTGTTTGCATTAATTGAGGAATGATACTAGCAAAAAATTCTTTTTTACTTGTTGTTCCCCCTGCTTTTGCCATATTAATTAAATCCTCTTGAGGTATTGTTAGTTCCCCCTCTTGATCTGTAAACATAGTTTTTAATGTAGCTAAATTCTTTTGAAAAGTTGTACCATCTGTGTCACCCGCTCTGTCTAACGCAGCTTCTTGTGCTTCAATACCAGATTCAATAGCGGCCATTTTAATTTTATCTGCTCTATCTTTAGCTGCCATACCTATTGCGGTAAAAGTTTTTAGCGGATCTTTTGCGGAACGAGCAATTTTATCCATGAGATTACCACCTCTAGCACTAGCTAAATTTAAACCAAATTCTGTTAATGCTGCGAATCCACCACTCTTTACTTGTTCTTTATCACTACCTAAATATTTATCAAACAAATCCATTCTCTCTTTAATGAAATCGTCTAAATCACCTTTTTTAATTTTATTATCCAAGTCAGTAGCGTCATCCTTTTTCTTTTTTTTAATTTTTTTATCACCCTCGCTTGCAAATAATCCTGGCTGTCTATCAGATGGTGGTTTTTGTGTTTCTTTTTTTTGATCTTCAACACTTTGTTCAGCCTCACCAGTTAAATAATCGTAACCAGCCATTCCTGCAAATGGAGCAGCGGTTGTAAAAGCAAGATTAGAACCATAAGGTCCATATCTAAACATTCCTGGTCTTGTTCTTGGAAGAACTGGACCAATGCCTGAAGCAGGTGTTCTAGCTCCAGTACCAATAAAATACTTTTTAATATTACTAGGTTTAATTAAAGCTTTTCCTGCTCTAAGTGCAAATGGAGCAGCCCTTAAAGCTAACGCACCTAAACCATAAGCGATTGGTAAAACCATTAGTTACCTCCAAACAAGTTACCGAAGCCCTCTGATAGACCACCAAAGCCTTGACCAAATTGACCCATAGCTCCTAGTCCTGCAATACCAAGACCAAGTGCTTGCGCATATGGATTGACAGATGGCTGTTGAGTATACATGATACTACTACTTGGAGTGCCTCGTAATATATCACTAGCAAAACCAAGTCTTCTAAATGGTTCTTGTTGTGCTTGAAGTTGTTGTTGTCTGTTAGCTTCCATTTGTGCTTGACCTAATTGTTGTTGCATACCACCTACACCTAGTAATGATTGAATGTCCGCTTGACCTAATTGTTGACCTAATGCACCAAGACCAGCTTGAGTTTTACCTATATTTGCTTGGCTTAATCCTAATTGTCCAAAGCCTTGGCCTAATTGACCTAACCCTTGTGCTGCGGATAATTGTCTTCTTTGTTGTGACTCTTGAGCACCCATCGCTGCTTGTTGAGCTTGTTGATAGTTACGTGATAAGTCTTCAAAAATTCTTCTTGATTTAATGTCTGCTAAATTTTTACCGAGTTCTGCTTCTTGAACACCCATACGTGAGCCTCCAAAAGCACCTACCTTTTGTGCTTGAGAAGCTAAACCTTGTTGAGCAATCTGTGCTTGTCTATCATATTCAGCTAAGGCTTGATCTGTAACTTGTTTTTGATACGGATCCATAAACGCTCGCGCTGAACTTGGACTGTATGCTTGTGTTGCACCTTGAAATAAAGGTGAAGCTTGAGCCATGGTTCCTGCACCAATAGCTTGTGTTGTAGCTCCTAATCCTGTTTGTGCTAATCCTGCTTGTAATGCTGGAGCATAACCTCCTACATTTTGACTTGCTAAACCAAAAGCTCGTTGTTGTTCTGGAGTGAAACCTGCAAATTGAAAACCCGGTATAGTTTGAGCAATGCCTGCTCTACCAAGTTTACGTAATTGAAAAGCTTCTTCTGTTTCACCCTCCCTTTTTACAGCATTTGGATCACCAAAAACTGAGGCAAGTAATTGTTCAGATCTTTTTTCAATAAAAGGAGCTTGTTGCTGTCGTTGTATTACTTCATCAACCATTATCTTTTGCCTCCATATTTATCTTGTAAACTATAAAGGAATTTTGATCCTCTGTCTCTAGTATCTTGTTTACCTTTACCACCCATTGCTGCGCCAAGTCCTCTTACAGTTCTTGAATTAATAACAAACTCACCATCACTTAACATTGCTGGTATGTCATCACTAGTCTCGGTTCCAGGTCCAGCTATTTTACCATTCTTACGAGGAAAACCACCTTGTCTTAAACCTAAAGTTTTTAAACCATTTATTTCTCCACCCATTGCTCTTTGTGTTAAGTTAGGTCCGTATTGAGAAAAAGGAACCAATTCAACTCCACCCATAGGTGCATCACCTATGTTGGCAAAGCCTGGTATAGTACCATATACATCTTCAATATTTGATGCCTTCTTTTCTTCTTCTTTTCCAGAAGCAAGAAGCCCTGTTAATCCTGCAATAGTTCCTGCTGTTGTTAAAGGTCTAGCTTTTGCAAAATTAGCTATTGATCCAAGAACACCTGGTTTTTGTACAGCACCTTTCATTATAGCGTCTTTAAGTAAAATTTTATTAGCAATTGGATTACTGCCCGAAGTAGCATTAAGAATACTTGATGGCACTGCTGTTCCTGTAGCAGCCGTTCTACCAAATAGTCCACCTAATCCTTGACCGCCTTGAAGACCACCAAATCTACCAAGAGCTCCACCTGCTAGTCCAGATAATGCCGCAAATTTAAGAGCCTCTTTTGGACTCTTACCTGCAACTAGACTACCAAGACCACCACCAATAGCTGAACCCAACATAGGTCCGCCATATAAAAAGCCTAGTCCTGCGCCGATAATGGGAGCTGCTTTTTTGGCAGCTTTAAAAATCTTCTTTAGCATGTTCTCCTTTTGCAAATCATGATTGTTGTATAATGCAAGGAGGCTGCCCTTGTAATTAAGCCAAGTATTTAATCCTATATTTATAGGCAAATATTTGCTATATGACAATAGATATTTAAAAAGAATGAAAGGGATATCATGCCTAAAAAGAAACAACCCACCGAACAAGTTTTAAAATTTGATACTATTAGACCCTTTGGTCCTACAATAATGAGAGGCAGAATGCCTGATTTCATTACTAAAATGCTAGATGATAAAGCAACAGAAATGTTAAATGATAAAAAATTATCGAAAGAGTTTGATCATTCAGGTAATTTAGCAGGTAATGTTAAACAAGAAGTTCGTTTTCCACAAGACTGGATGAATACAGAAGAGTTTCTTCCGATGGTTCAATTGATGGGAGAGATGGTTAAAAATTATATTTCCATACCTCCAGCAAGTGAAACAATTAGACCAGAGTTTGTAGGTAAAATGGTTATTGAATCTATGTGGTCCGTGAGTCAATGGGCAGGAGACTTTAATCCTTTTCATATACACGAAGGTCAATTATCTGGTGTGTGTTATTTGCGAGTACCAAAAAGTTTACCAGAAGAGTACGCAAGAGAAGATCACTATCCAACAGTAGGTGATATATGTTGGTTCAATGGTCAAGCGGCAACATTCAGTGGACACAAACATCAAGAGTCACCAAAGGTTGGTGATATATTTTTGTTTCCAAATTGGTTAGCACACGGCGTATATCCATTTAGAACACCAAATGAAGAAAGAAGATCAGTATCTTTTAACTTACATTTGATTAAAAAAGAAGAACCACAACCATTGGATAATTAATGCAACATCATAAAGAAACGGAATTCGTTATGTATGTTGATAATTTTTTGGATGAAGCTACACTTAAATCACTTCAAGAAAATATTATAAATTTATCTTATTTGCCTGTAAAAAATGATAGAGGAGAACATTTCGGACATAGACGTACTTTTCCTAAAAGTTTTCATCAAGATCCTTTATTAAAACTTATTAAACAATATTTTTTTCCACACAGAAATCTTGAACCAATATCGGTAAGCGCACATTTAAGAGAGAATAAAAAAGAACCTTTATTTCACACTGATGACAGTAAAGGTAATGTTGCTAACTTTCTTTTATTTGTAAAAGGAGAACCCCTTTTAAATAATGGCACAGGGTTTTTATATAATAATCAATTATCTTCTCATGTAGGTTTTGTAGAAAATAGAGCTTTGTTTTTTAATGGAACTAAAATTATGCATAGTGATTTACAATCTTTTGGAGAAAGCTCTCAACGATACACACTTAATATTTTCTATAAGGAAAGTGATGATAAAAGTATTTGATAACGTTTTAAGTAATGATTTTTTAGATTTTATTAATAGAGAGATATTAATTATGCAGTGGGAACTACACCAGTCTACTATAGAAGATCCAGCTAATTTTTTTAATTGCACTACAACTTCATATTTATCACATCAGTTTTTATTTGAATTTTTTTCTAAAAAATATTTTACGTTAAATAAATTAATTAGGTCATATGTAAATTGTTATCCTCCTGAATGTGAGGGCAGTATGCATTGCGATGATGGTGATTTTACATTTTTATTTTTTCCTACTTCTTGGAAAGATGAATATAAAGGGAGACTTCTTTTTGATAATCAACAAATTAATTACAAAGAAAATAGACTTGTTATTTTTGATACAAAATTAAATCATAAAGCAGAGATAAATAAAGCAAAGAAAATGAGATATAGTATAGCATGGAAAACTGTCAGATAAATAGATTACCTATTTTCACACAAGAAATTTTTTATTTTCAACTTCCTAATTTTAATGAATGGAAGAAACAAGTTAATCAAATTATTTTGGTTGAAGATAATCAAGACGTTCATAAACACAACACTACACCAAAAGAAAATTGTAATGTTATGGCTAAAAGAACAGCATGGAACTCGCACGAACGTTACAGTTCTTTAAATTTAATTTGTGAAGAGATAGAAAAAAACATTAAAATATTTATTGATAAAGAAGATTATGACATACCTGATCTTAATGTAAGAAACTGTTGGTTAAATTGGTACAAACAAAATCAATATGCTCAACCTCATAACCATCAAAATTATTTATCAGCAATTTTATTTGTAGATGTTGAAAAATCAAACAGTAAATTTTTTTTTCATTCTAACAACAATGCTGTCTTTATTAAAAAAACAGACTCTCATACAAATTTTAGTAATGTAAAAGAAGTCAGTGCAAAAGATGGTACAGTTATTTTTTTTGATGGTTCTATTTTTCATTCAGTTAGTTCAAACACAACTGATAATACTAGAATAACAATGGCAGTAAATTTTGGAGTTGATTATTCAAAAAAAAGAAAGGAGTATTAAAAAGAAAATGGATATAAATAAAGTACCCATGGTCCGTGTGACGTGGCTCGATGCCCGTGATACAGAGACAGGTTGGCTAGATATAAAGGACGTTATCAATGCTCCGTTGGCCGTGTGTCAAGAAGTAGGGTGGATGGTTACTGATAACGATCACAGAATAGTTATTATGAGATCTTATAGTAAAGATAAAGATGACATTACAGGCGGAGGTGCTATAGCCATACCTAAAGATTGGGTAAAAAAAATAGAATATTTAAAGGTGGATTATGCTGTTAAATAATAAAGATATAAAAAGAATTAAAAACAAAAAAGTTACTTATGTAAAAAAGTTTACTCAAAATTTAAGCAATTATAATTTTGATATTCTTGCAAGTTTAATTGATGATTATTCTCTAACTGTTATCAACAAAAGTAATTTATTAAATTTTAATGCTACTTGGCAGGTTAAAGATGTTCATAAAACTAATACTGATTTTTTTGTTTTTTTAGATTTTCTGTACAAGATTTTTAAATATACTCCTGAAACAAGAGATGGAGTTGATTTATTTTTTTCTTTCGTCACAAATACAGGAATGTCACATGTAGATACAGAAGATGTTTTTTTAATTGGCATGCACGGTAAAACTATTTATCGAATAACAGATACCAATAAAGATTATTTATTAGAATACGGAGATCTTCTTCACATACCAAAAGGAATTAGACACAAATCAATTTCAGCTACTCCTAGAATTATAGCTTCAGTTGGATTTTTTGCAGGAAAATCTTTTGAATAAAGAACAAATATTACATGATTTTTATACCACAGAAAGACTCAGTGCGGACATGAGTGATGGTGGTGGACCTTTTGGTTTTGATATACACATGGCTTTAGAAGTTTGTTATTTAATAAAAGAATATAACTGTAACTCAATAATAGAAACTGGTACTAATATGGGTGATACCACTGAGTTTCTTGCAAAATGTTTTCCACAAATAAATATTTTATCTTGTGAAAATAATTCTAATTTTTATAAGAATGCAAAAAAAAGATTAAACAAATATAATAACGTTACACTTTACAATTTATCAAGCGATAATTTTATAAAAAATATTAGTGTTGATTTTCCTTTTTATTTTTTAGACGCACATTGGAATGACTACTGGCCTCTAGCGGATGAAATATTAAATATTCACAGAGGGGTTGTTTGTGTTCATGATTTTGACATAAATTCTTTAGAATATAATTTTGATGAATATAATAATATAAAAAATGATATATCATTTTTAAAAAAACATATTGGTGTAAACGTAGATTGTTATGTAAACGATCCAACCACGGAGTATCCTTATCCTTTACAGCAGAAAAAAAGATTAGCAGGTAGAGCTTACTATGTGTTGGGTAAAGATAATAAACCTTTTGAACAATGTTATAATTTTAAAAAACATGACTAAAATATTTATAGGCACTCCTTGTTATGGTAATATGTTAACAACAGATTATTTTAAAAGCTGTTTACAGCTTACAGCTTTAGCAGCTAGTAAAAAAATAGAGTTACAGTTTGGAACAATTGGTAATGAGTCTTTAGTAACAAGAGCTCGTAATACATTAGTGCAGTTATTTATGGATGACAAACAATACACACATCTTTTATTTATTGATGCTGATATTGCTTTTAATCCAGAATCTGTATTTCGCATGTTAGATTTAAATGAAGATGTTGTTACAGGTGTTTATCCAAGAAAAGTTATTGATTGGACTAAAGCTATAAAAAAAGTAAAAGAAAATCCAAAAATAAATGAAGATCAATTACATGCAGCTTCCTTACAATATAATTTAAATGTTAAAGATCCAGAAAACATAGAGGTAAAAAAAGGATTTATTGAAGTATTAGATGGTGCTACAGGCTTTATGTTAATTAAAAGAAACGTGTTTAAAAAAATGGCATTGGCTTATCCTCACCTACGTTTTAAATCAGATCAACATTTAGGTGATCCACATGATAAAACATTTGGTTATCACGATACTTCTGATTGGAACTATGCTTTTTTTGATACGATGATAGAGCCTAATACAAAAAGATACTTATCAGAAGATTATGCTTTTTGTCGTTTGTGGCAGAAAATAGGTGGTAAAATATACGCTGATATTGTAAGTGGTATGACACACATGGGAAATTATTCATTTAAAGGAAATGTGGGAACACAGTTTAAATCAAAATGACTATTCTTAAAGTAATTGATAATGCTGTGCCTGAAGAAATTTTTACATTAGCTTCTAAAGAATGCACTAAAGGAATTTGGCAATTCAATAATAATTCTTTTGATGGAGATCCTAATTTTGGTTTTGGAGCAAGTGATTATATATCTGAAGTTAATTCTTCAATAAAAAAAGGTGAATTTAATAAATCAAATGTTATCTATAATCTTTGGAATGCAATTAATGGTAAAATAAAAGTAGAAGATAATTTTAAAAACACATTAAAAAGAGTTCATTTAAATTGTGGTCCTCCTTTATATGATCAAGCATGGCATCAAGATGATCCTGCTGTTTTTTCAAAAGACATAACTGTTGTTCACTTTTTACATTCAACATGGGATGTAACATGGGGTGGGGAAATGATTATATTTGATGAAGCTTTAAAAAGAGTAACATCAGGAGTTATTCCTCTTCCCAACAGAGCCGCTGTTTTTCCGTCATATCTCCCTCATAGAGGAGTTGCTGTGTCCAGAATATGCCCTGTTATGAGAGTATCTATTGCATTTCAATGTACTTTTAATAATACTCTTTAATTTTAAGTAAAATAGGTTAAAATAATTAGCCATGAAATTAGTTGATTTAAAATTCCAACCAGGCATAGATAAACAAGATACCGCTTACTCAGCAGGTGATCAACGTAAATATGTTGACTCTGACCTCGTACGTTTTCACTATGGAAAACCTGAAAGATGGAAAGGCTGGTCTTATTTACCAGATCCAAATAAAACTGTCGTGGGCGTAGTCCGTGATACGCATAGTTGGATTGGTTTAGACGGAACTAGATATCTTGCTTTAGGCACTGACAGAAAACTATATCTATACTCAGGTAGTGCTCTTTATGACATTACACCTATTAGAGAAACAGCATCTTTAACCAATCCTTTTACAACAAATGGCACAACAACAGTCACAGTAACTGACGCAAACCACGGGGCTATTGAGGGAGATTTTGTTACTTTTGATTCTTTCTCTGCAATAGATGGTTTGGATATGAATAACGAGTTTGAAATTACAACTTATGTGGATGCTAATACTTATAAAGTTACACATACTAGCGCAGCTTCTGGATCTACTTCTGGTGGAGGTGGATCAGGTAATGCTAATTATCAAATCAATATCGGTGAAACTGCTTCTACCTATGGTTATGGATGGGGCACAGATACTTGGAGTGCTGGTGCATGGAATGAACCAAGTACGTCTTCAGATGTAACTGTCTTCGCTCGTAGTTGGTCATTAGACAATTTTGGTGAAGATTTAATTGCTACTGTTTTAAATGGCAGTACATTTATAAAAGATATTTCTGGAGCAATAGATGCCAGAGCAACGGCTTTATCTAACGCTCCTACTGCTTCACGTTTTAGTTTGGTATCTACTGACACAAGACACTTAATGATTTTTGGTACAGAAACTACTATTGGTACACCAGCCTCTCAAGATGATTTATTATTTAGATTTTCTGATCGAGAGGATGCTACAGATTATACACCAGTAGCAACAAACGAAGCTGGTTCGCTTCGTATATCAGATGGTTCTAGAATAGTGGGCGCTGTTAAATCATCAGGACAAATATTAGTTTGGACAGATACATCACTTCATGGTGTTCAGTTTGTTGGTACACCTTTTACTTTTGGTCTTAGACAACTTGGCGCTAACTGTGGATTAATAGCACAACACGCTGCTATTGAAGTTAATGGCAGAGCATATTGGATGTCTGATAATTCTTTTTACATGTACGATGGTGTTGTCAAAAAAATGCCATGTTCTGTACAAGATTATGTATTTGATGATCTTAGTTACACAAATAGAAATGATATTGCTTGTGGTATTAATACGGCTTTTAATGAAATTATTTGGTACTATCCTTCAGCAAGTGCTACAGCAATAGATAGAGGAGTTGCTTATAATTATTTAGAAAACACTTGGTACACATTAAATTTAGGTAGAACAACATGGCTTGGGGCTTATGTATATGAACAGCCAATTGCTACAGAATATAGTGCAAGTTTAACAGCAAATGCATCAACCATACTAGGTTTAACAGCAGGTGCTTCTTATATTTACGAACATGAGTCAGGCAATAATCAAGCAGATGGCACAGCTTTATCTGCTTTCTTAACATCAGGTTCTGTTGAGATTGCTGATGGTGATGAGCTTATGTCGGTTAGTAGATTAGTTCCAGACTTTGATAATCTTGCTAATACAATGACTGCCACTTTAACATTAGAGCAGTATCCACAATCCGCAGCTAATGTAACTACAACAGGTTCTATTTCTAGCACAACAGAAAAAATTGATGTAAGAGGTAGAGGTAGAGCGGTTAAGATTAAATATGAAACTAACACAGTTGATGACACAGCTTGGAGACTTGGATCTACCAAGTTACAACTTAGACCAGACGGAAGAAGATAATGGCTAAAATAACAATCACACGATTACCAAATGCAACACCAGAATATAGTCCCAATCAGTTTGATCAAATGATTGCATTACTAGATCAAATTATTCTTTTACTTAACACAAACTATCAACAAGATTTAAAAGAAGAATCACAGTCGGAGGCTTTTTTCCTTGGCTAATGTATTTAAAAGCGCAATGGTGGATATCACCACAACAGATTTAACAACTATTATAACAGTTCCTACGGCTAATCCTGGTGCAACACCACCAGTACCACCTACTACGGATGTAGTAAAATCCCTTTTAATTTGTAATGACTCTGGTTCAACAACTTTAGTTGATGTTGAAGTTGTTCGAGCTTCTGCAACCTTTGAAGTATTCAAGGCAAAGAGTGTTGCTACAAACACAACAACAGAATTATTGACACAACCTTTAGTTCTGCAAGAAAGTGATGTTCTTAAAGTTCAAGCCAATGCTGCCAATCAGGTGCACATTATAGCAAGTTTTATGGAGGTCACGAAAGGACAACTCTGATTAATTTACATTCTCTATTTATTACCCCTGTATTTTCACTACAACTAAAAGGCCACGAACATCTTATTGATCACATATATCAATTAAGAGAAAAAGATGAAATGGGTATGCCTCGCTCAAACATAGGTGGTTGGCATAGTCATGATGAAATATATAATATAAAAAAATTTAGACCTTTAGTTGGTGACATTCTTAAATATGCAAAAGACTGCTTTAATCACATGGATGTACAAGATGATTACAATCCTGAGATGACTGGTATGTGGAGTATGATAAACCCACCAGGATCACGAAACAATGTACATACGCATCCATATAACTATTTATCTGGTGTATTTTATTTAAAAGCTCCTAAAAAGTGTGGAAATATTGTGTTTCTAGAGCCTAAATCACAGTCAGAGGTATTATCACCCCCAAAAACAGATAAAGCCTCTATACACCTCGCTCACAGCGTACAATGGGAACCTATTGAAAATTCCTTGATTTTTTTCCCATCATGGTTACAACATGAAGTACAAACAAATAGTTCTGATGATGATAGAGTTATTATTAGTTTTAACATAAATTGGAGAAAAGACGATGCCGATAGTTGAACCTGCTGAATTACTAGGACATATTACAACAGAAGATGGAAGAAAAATTCCACATTATAAAGTAAAAACTGAAACTACAATTACACATGTGGATACAGGTGCTGAGTATAACTCGGAAGCAGAAGCTCAAGCTGATATTGATAATCCGGGAACATCCACAACTGCTGAAAAAATTAGAAGAGATGTAAAAGTATTTGCTCCTTCTTTAGCAGATATGTTAGGAGAAGCTGCTGAGTAAAGTTTTTATAGAAGAAGATTTTTTTCCTTTAAATATTTACAACGAGATAGTTCAACAGATGATATCTATTGAATATGTTCCACCTAGTAAATCTAAAATTGATAGTCATAAAGGATGTTACTGGCATGAGCATATGTTAGTTAATAATTGTGATGTTCAAAATGAAATTAAAAATTTAATAGATAAAAAATTTAATTTTAAAACAAATAATTTTATACAAACTACATACACTATGGTTGGTGCAAATGATATGCCAAGACCACACACGGACATTGGAGAAATGGGATGTAAATATCAATGTTTAATTTATATGCATGGTCCTGAATCTGTTAACAATGGCACAGGGTTTTATAATATTAACAAATCAAACGAACTTGAACTAAGTATTCACGTTGGTTTTAAATGTAATAGAGCTATTTTTTTCTCATCAGATGTTTATCACGCCCCACTTCAATGGGCTGGTAATGGCTCTTTTAGATACTCAATTTGTAATTTTTTTAACTAAGCACTACAAGCTTCACATTCCATATCAGAGTCTAAACCAGTTACCATAACTGTTGCATCGGAGTTATGTGGCTTACCTTGAATTGTATGTATGTGAGGACCTTTTTTGTGTTCTAATAATTCTTTTTGTAATCTTTCGTTGTCTCTTTCCACTGCTAATAAACGTTCGTGGTAACGACTCACCTTATCAGCAAGGGTAGCTATAGCCTTCAATACTTCTTGATTTTCCA